GATTATTCTCGAGAAAATTAAGCTATCTTTGTTTTTGTTAATTTAACATTTTCACTTGCTAAAGATAGCTTTAAATTTTTCTTGGGTTATCAACGAAAAATTTTCCATCAAAAAATTTTTAAAAATTTTTTGATTGGCCTATTGACAAAATAAGATTAGCTTGCTATTATAAGATTGAAGATTGAACATTGAAAGATTAATAAGAGGGGGGTTGATTGATATGAGAGAAAGCTGTGAGGAACTCGTGGTGGTTTTTACCGAGGAAGAGTTGAAGAAAGAATTAGATGAACTTTTCTTTAATTTTTCAGAAAAGCTCGAAAATTATAAACGATTAGTCGATATGCTTAAGAGTGAAAATTTGAATTATTCAAAATTTTCTGATTTGTTAGACCAACTTATGTATGATATTTTTGATTATCTATCTTTTCATCCCATGATTAGTGATACATTAATGACAATGGTATTAGAAAGCTGGGACTGGACCTCTATTATCGATGATCAAGAGGACCCAATTGAATCAATTCTCAAAAATCGTGGTATAAAAGATAGAATTATTTGTCTAATTACAGAAAAAGATATCGCTTATATAGCTGAAGATGTATGGAAAAATTATTTTTTAAACAAGGAGAATAATTTTAGCTCTTTTAAAGAAATGCGAGATACTTTTATACAGGATTATGTATGGGATATGGCTATAGGTGAAGTGCATAGACAATTAGAACCATTTATAAAAAATTACATCTTGGAAAGATTGAAAGAAATAATCTAAACAAAACCGAAAATTGAGGGGCGACGATTTTGTCGCTCCTCAATTTTTTGTTTTTTGTAAAATTGATGCTAATATTCAGAAAATTTAAGATTGTTAAGAATTGAGCGAAAAATAGGGTATGGGCATGCCCTCAAGCGGCGAGGCTTGGCTATAAAGCCGTTTCTCTTTCTACACCCAATTTTCAAGTTAATAAGTAGAAGTTTTCTTTACATTTTCAATGCTTGTTTATTAACAATTTTGGTTGAGTAAAATTGTTTCTTAACTTCCCGAGAAGAGGAAGAAGTTTTCTTAGTATTCTCAATGCTTGTTTATTAACGATTTTGGTTGAGTAAAATTGTTTCTTAACTTCCCGAGAAGAGGAAGAAGTTTTCTTAGTATTCTCAACGCTTGTTTATTAACGATTTTGGTTGAGTAAAATTGTTTCTTAACTTTCTGAGAAGAGGAAGAAGTTTCCTTAGTATTCTCAATGCTTGTTTATTAACAATTTTGGTTGAGTAAAATTGTTTCTTAACTTGCCGGATAGAAGTTTTCTCTTTTGGTTGAGTAAAACTATTCGTTAACTTTTATTCAATTCCGGTGTGGCCGAAGCCGTTGGTTCCTCTTGTGGTGTCTTGTAGTGTTTCTGTTTCTATGATTATTGGTTTAGCTATTTCTGTTATAACGAGTTGGGCTATTCTATCTCCTTTTTTGATGTGGAAGGGAGTTTTTCCGTGGTTGATTAGTATAACTTTGATTTCTCCTCGGTAGTCGGCGTCGATGGTTCCTGGTGTATTTAGGACGGTTATGCCGTAGTTTAGGGCGAGACCGCTTCTTGGGCGGATTTGGGCTTCGTAGTTTTGGGGTAGTTCTATTTTTAGTCCGGTAGAGATAGCTTTCCATTCTCCTGGGTTGATTGTTGTATCTTCTATGGATCTTAGGTCTAATCCTGCTGATCCCGGGGTAGCGTAGGAAGGTAAGGGAATGGTTTTATCTTCTCTTTTTATTTTGATGGTAATCATGCTGGGTCCTCCTTTCTTTTGTTTTTTGGACTTATTATAATAGAAGTTTTGTTAAAATTCAAGAGGATGTTTAATAATTAGGAGAAGTTTTGTGATAATATTAAGGGGAGGGAATGGGATTGGTGGATCGTAGTTTAGTTATTTCTTTAGCTAAGCCGATGGTTAGGCGGTGGGAGGGGCTTTCTTTAGTTCCTTATCGTTGTCCTGCTGGGGTTTTGACTATTGGTTATGGGCATGTGATTACTAGTAAGGATGAGTGGATGAAGGGTGGTATTACTAAGCAGCAGGCGGAGGAAATTTTGGAGAAGGATTTGGAGCGTGTTTTGGATGGTGTGCTTTCTTTGTTAGAGGTTGAGTTGCCTTCTGAGTGTTTAGCGGCGTTGGTTAGTTTTTGTTTTAATGTTGGTTTGGGGGCGTTTCGTGGTTCAACGATGAGGAGGTTGATTAATCAGGGCAGGTTAAAAGAGGCTGCTAATGAGTTTGATAAGTGGGTTTATGCTTATTCTCCGAAAGAGGGAAGGAAGGTTGTTTTGCGTGGCTTGGTGAGAAGGCGTGCGGATGAAAAACAGCTTTTCTTACAAGGCGTGGAGAAGTTTGCGGGCAAGGAGGACTTATTGTCTAAAATATTTTCGATTTTTCGTTCGTGGTTTGTTTAATTAGATCTTGACAGTTAAGTTAAAGTTTTTTATAATTAGGGAAGGATGGATAAGGAGAAGGTATTTGAAGAGTATTATTTATTGTTGAAGGGGCTAGTGAATTTTGCCGGCAGTGGGGCGAAGTTAAGTAGGGAAGATAAGGAGGACTTGTTGCAGGAGCTGGCTTTGGTGTTATGGTCGTGTATTGAGAAGTTTGATGGTCGGGCTTCTTTTTCTACCTATTTTTATGGCAGGATTAGGGGTGCGTTTTTAAACTTTTTGAAGCGGCGGTTGGGTAGTTGTGGTGATGTTTGTAGTTTGGATGGTTTGATGGATGATGGTTTTAATGAGGAGGAGGTAGATGAGAAAGTGGATTTATTGTCTAGTTTAAAGGTTTTGAATGATCGGGAGAAGGTTGTTGTTATGTTAAGGAATTTTGAGGGACGGAGTTTTAGGGAGATTGGCGAAAATTTGCATATTTCTTCTGCTAGGGCTTATCAGATATATAGGAAAGCGTTAAAAAAGTTACAAGAAGGAGGGGTAAAATGAAGAAGGTAATTTCTTTTTCTTTGTCGGCTAAGACTTTGAAGTTGATTGAGTTTTTGGCGGATCTTACTGGCTTGACACGTTCTAGTGTTTTAGATGGCGTGTTTGAGTATGTGGGGGACCTTATTTTTATGCAGGAGGGAGGTGTTTTGGTTCCTATTTATGATGATTTTATAAGGAGTTTTGGGTATCCTAAGGAGGGCGTTTTCGGGGTTGACAAAAACAATTCCTCTATCTCCAAGAGATAGGATATTTATTGAGGAGAGACCGGAGTTTTATATCGTTGAGTATGGGACGGATACATTGTTTTTACTCCCTAATGAAATTTTTGATGGTTTTCAGTTTCCTGATCATGAGTTTAGGAAGCTTGATTATACTCAAGGGGTGGTTTTAGCTTATTCTCAGTTTCAGGCGCAGAATGATTATTTGTGGAGTAAGCTTTTGGAGCATCCCTTTGCTTGGCATGGTAAAGAGGTTGAGGTAGCTGTTGGGGTTTATTTGGTTTATGTGCTTAAAAGTAGAGTGCCCAGTAAAAAGGTGGGAGATTTCTTTGCTTTGGACGTTAACGGTCAAGTTTTGGAGAAGGCTATTGTGGAGAGTTATGAGAGGGCGAAAGATAGTCGAGTTGTTAGTGTAGAAGCAAGTTTTGTTATGTTTTCCAGAAAAAGCCTTAAGGTTTTAGTCAACGATCAGCTGAATAAAAAACTTCTTAAGTTGAGTTTGCGAGATCAAGAGATGAGTCGGTTATTGAAGTTTCAAGATAAGATTGATAAAATAGCCGAAAAGCTTTTAAGTAAGAGGGGGTGTGATGGTGGTAAAGATAACGGAGTTTCGTGTCAAAAGGGATACTGACGTAAAAAAGTTATGTAACGCTATAGTATCAGCAATTAAGAATAAGGAGACTTTACAGATTGTGGTTGTAGGAATGCCGGCGCTTTATACTGCAATGAAGGGTGTAGCTTTAGCTCGAGGGATGCTTTTAGGGTCAGGGATAGAGCTTGCCGTTTCTCCCTATTTTAAGGCGGTTAACTTGCCTTCTGGGGAAGAAAGGACTGCGTTGGTTTTGATGTGTATTGCCGCTCCAATCTTCATCGAGGTGGAACAAAATGCTGTTTAGCTTGCTTTTAGGGGTTGGGTGTTTTCTGGTTCATGAGTTGGGGCATTTTGTAGCTGCGAGTGTTTTCGGGGTCAATCTTAAATGGAAAATTCGTCGTTATAGATTAGTTTTTAGTTTAAATGAGGCGAACCTGTGTTGGAAGAAAAAAGCTTTTATTGGGATAGCCGGCTTTGGTTTTGAGTTGGCTTATGCTTTGATTTTAACTCATTTGGGCTTAATCCTTCCAGGAATAATTGCCTTAATCCATTTTGTTTCTTATCCTTTTTATGCAGAAAAGCAGTATAACGATTTTAACTTGATTGTGGGGTAAGATGGCTAAGGTTAAAAGTTTAAGAGATCGTGGTAGAAAGTTTGAGTTTTGGGTTAGAAAAGCAATTTCCAAAATTTTTAATTTACCTTTAGATGGAGTTTTAATTCGAAGTAAGTCGGCGGCGGGGGCGGATGTGTGGGTTGCCTCTACCCTTAAAGAAAAGTTCCCCTTTGCTGTAGAGTGTAAAAACAGAAACAAGCTTTCTTTTTGGAAAGCAGTTATCCAAGCTCAAGAAAATGCGGAAAAAGAAGGTCTTTTCCCTCTTTTAATCGCACGAAGAAAAAGGGAAGTTTGGGCTGCCTTGCCTTTAGAGGTCTTCTTCGCAATTTTCTTACAAGTTGGGTCTTTAAACGAAGATCTAATCCAAGAAGTAAAAGAAAAACTCCCTAAACATGAAGAAGCTACCTTAAAAGGGTAAGGAGGAAAATAAAATGAAGTTTATCGAACTCCTTTCTCCGGTCGAGGCATACAAAAGTAACATATTCAAGCAACTTTTAAAAGAATCCAAAGATATAGTAATCCTTTTTCTCGATCCAGATACAAAAATTGATCTGCACTCTCTCTTCATGAAAGGAATTAACGAAAAGCATGAAAATAGGTATTTTTTAGAATATTTAGACAATATGGTAAAGGTGGCGGAAAATAGCGTAAGTAAGCTTGAGGAAATTTTAGAAGGGGAAACTTTTCCTCGAGTTGTGTTTTTTGAAAGCGGGATTACCTTTTCTGTGATTAACCCTTTATACTTTCTCTTTAAACTTCGAGATCAGGTAGATGATATTTACTGGCAAAGTTATATTGCAAGTTTTAGGAATTATTTAGCTAGGATTCGTGAAATTTGGGCAGGTTTTCCCATTAACTCAGCAATTTTTGTATCTTTGACAAAACAGAAAAATTTAGATCCCCTGCTTCCTTTAATTTACTTCATGGTTTTTACAATTACTAATTTAGGATGGGAACAACTTTTCCCCGTTTTAAACTATTTAAAAAAGGAACAAGGCTTCCCGGAGTTAATTGATTTGTTTGTTGAGTTACAAGGGATTTTAGCTTCGTGCGTTGATACTTTTTATACTATGTTTTCTTTAAACGTTGACTATTTGAAAGAAATTTTGGGAGTTTAGGCGGGAGGGGGAACCTTACCCATGGGAGCTCCTACTGTTTATGAGGTCTTCGCAGAACCGGTAGTTTTTGCCTCCTATTTTTTTAAGGATTTAATGTTTAATAAAATGCCAGAGTTTCATAAGACGATTTATGAGGCATTAAAACAAAGAAGACCCAGACAAGTGATTGTAGCTCCCAGGGGGACAGCTAAGTCAACCATCGTTACTTTAATCTGGACGCTTTACAATGTTTGCTTCGGCTTAGCCTCTCTTATAGTAATAGCTTCCGAAACATGGACCAAAGCTTGTATACACTTAGACAGAATTAAAGACCAAGTTTTAAATAACTCTGAATTGAGAAACTTGTTTAAAATACAACCTTCAGAACCTTGGACTAAGAGTGATATAGCTATTGCAACTCCTTTTAATCGGGTGAGGATACTTGCTTTAGGAAATGGGCAGTCGGTCAGAGGGATAGTTAAGGATAAAAGGATTGAACTTTTTATCGGGGATGATTTGGAAAGCAACGCTACTGCCTATCGAAAAACTCCAAGAGAAAACTTGAAGAAGTGGTTTTGGGGAGAAGTTATCCCCGCAATTGAGCCTATAACGGGTAAGGTGATAGTGGTAGGAACTAACTTACATCCGCAATCCTTAATTGCAGATTTATTGAAGTTAAACGAATGGAACCCTCTTTTGTTTAAGTTAATTCAAGATGACGGAACATCTCTCTGGGAAGATCGCTTCCCTTTAAACTACATTTTGAAGATAAAAAACTCTTACATTCGTGCAGGGAGATTGGCAGACTTTTATGCAGAATATATGAATGATCCAATGCTTCCTTTAGAGGAAAGCTTGGACCTATCTTATGTGAGATACTTTGACAAGTGGACGCTAAAGAAAAAGGTAATTTACTATGCGGCGGTAGATCCTGCAGCTTCTTTAGAGACTGATGCCGATAATACAGCAATTGCGGTGTTAGGGCATGACGAGGAAGGAAACGTTTACTTGTTTGAAGTTGTAGCCGAAAAAATGCTTCCTTCTAAGATAATCGATCATCTTATAAGAATTTCACGCAACTATCCTTTAAGAAAGATCGGCATTGAGGTTACCGGAATGCAGAAAGCTTTATTCAATGCTTTGGATGAGGAGTTAAGAAGTCGTGGGGAGTTTTTGCCTCTTGTACCGATTAAGGTTACCGGTAGAGAAGGAAGTAAAAAGGAAAGGATTTTGGGGTATTTAGAGCCTAAAATTTCTAACGGTAGATTTTTTATAGATCCTACATGTCATGATCATAGAGAGTTTTTAGATGAGTTTAAGAGGTTTTTAAGTGGAGAGGCAGAACACGATGACCGAGTGGATGCGGTATCCTTAGCGGTTTCCTTGATGGAAAATACCCTTTATCAAAAGCCGGCAGAAGAAGAATGGGAACCTGACTATGAGTTGCTTAATCTTTATTTACCCTAAGAGGGGGGAATTTTATGGAAGAACTAGAGCCTGTAGGGCTAGTTAAGGAGATCTTAAACTTACCGGAAGTAAAAGAAAGCGATAACTTAGACCTGGAAGTTAGCTTGGAAAGCGAAGGGGAAAGATTTTCCATCTCAGAAAAAAAGTATCTAACCGAAGATGAAATATGCGAGTTAGTCAAAAAGGATATAGAGGCAGCTAAAAATTACCAAAGGTTTTTCATCCCTAAATGGCGAGAAATTTATAAGCATTATAAAGCAATTTTAGACCCTAAATACCAAGAAGCAGGAAGGTCCCAGATAGTATGTGCAGACGTTATGGATACAATAGAATGGGTAATGCCCTCTTTAATGAGAATATTTTTAGCTAGTGAAGATGTTGTGGTAGTTAACCCAGTATCAGCAGAAGATGAAGAGGCAGCTAAGTTGATGCAAGACCTGCTAAACTACCAATTTAATTATAAGATGGACGGCTTCTTAAAAACCTATAAATGGTTTAAAGAAGCATTAATTTATGGAACAGGGATTATAAAGGTAGGATGGGAAAAGCGTTATGAAAAGAAAAACTTCTTCTTTGAAGAGCTTTCTGAAGATGAGTTTAACGCTTTAAAGCTTAGGAGCGATGTTTCAATTGAAGGTTTTGATGAGTATGAAGAGGAGATAACATCTGTAGATGAGTTAGGGAATGCGGTGGCGGTTAAGAGGATTGTTTATAAGAATGTTGTTGGGTTTTATAAGAAGCTTTCTTATGAGGGACCTTTTATTGAAAATATCCCGATTGTAGACTTTTTCATTGAGCCGGGGGCTAAGTCGATAGCGGAGGCTAACTTTGTTGCGCATCGAACCATAAGAACTATGGATTATATGCGAAAAATGCAAAGAGAAGGGATCTATCATAATGTAGATAAAATAGTTCCTTTAGAAACTCCACCTAAGATTCCTGAAGAGTTAATGGTTTATCCAGAAGATAAACGGATGGAATGGGCGGTTTCTCCCCCAGCATCCTCAGGAAGAGAGTTAGTTGAAGTTTGGGAGTGTTGGGTAAAACTTGATGTAGACGGAGACGGCTTACTTGAACCTTTACTGGTAACTATAGCAAACGATGTCGTTGTCAGAGTAGAAATGAACCCCTTCGAACACGGCGAACCTCCTTTCGAAGTTTTAGTACCAATCATCGATGTCCATAAGTTTTACGGAATTTCCTTATCCGAATTGGTAATGGAAATTCAGCAAATAAAGACTGCATTATTTAGGCAAATTTTAGACAATATAGCTTTTGTTACAAATAAGATGTATTTAGTGCAACGAGGGGGAGGTGTAAACCTTCATTCTTTAGCTAAGTCACGACCTGGAGGTATTGTAGAAGCCAACGATATTAATGCCGTTAGGGAACTTGTTACCACTCCATTACCGGCCTATGTTTTTAACTTGCTTGATTACTTAGATATTCAAAAGGAGATAAGAACTGGCGTTAATCGATTCTTCCAGGGGCTTCCGGCAAATATGCTTTCTGTGTCAAAAACGGCTACCGGAGTTGCGGCGATGATCTCAGCGGCTCAGCAGAGAATAGAGCTTATAGCCAGAATTTTTGCCGAGACCGGAGTTAAGAGATTGTTTATGAAGTTGATCTCACTAAACCAGCAGTTTGTAAGCCAAGAGTTGGTTATCAGACTATTTAATAAGGAGCTTAGAATAACCCCAGATGCCTTAGATGGATCCTTCGATTTAATAGTAAACGTCGGTATAGGCGCAGGCTTAAGAGAAATACAAGCGCAAAAACTCATCCAAATACTAAACCTTCTTCCATCCTTAGCCGAATTAGGATTGGTTACTCCAAAACACATCTATAATGTAGTGCAAGAACTCCTATTCAACTTAGGCTTTAAAGATGTTTCAAGATTCCTCAAAACCCCAGAAGAACCCCAAAAGGAAGAGTTGCCTAAATTAGAACAAAATTTTAAAAATTTAAGCTAAATTGTAAAAAATTTTCTGTTTTTTGTGATAATATTAATGGAAAGGGAGGGCGATATTTTGGAGTTTCAAGAGAGGTTACGTTCTTTAGCTCGGCAGGTAGTTAATTCTGATGGTTGGAAAGCTTTATTGGTTTTGAAGGATGTTCATAAGGATGCGTTGCTTCGGTCCATTCTTTATCCTACAAACAATATTTCTTTTGGTTCCGGGGAACATATGGCGAAAATTTATCAAACGCTTTTATCAATTAAGGGGATTGATGAGTTTTTATCTACAATAGAAACGTTTGCTATTGAGGAGGGATAACCAGTGTCCGAAGAGGATAGGGAGTTAGGAACCACTGGTGAAGGAAGCCAAGTTCCTAAGGAAGGGCAAGAGGCCGTTTCGGAACAGGATGCTTTAATTAAAAAGTATGCTGACCTTCTAACTTCTCAGCCTCCTACTTCCAATGCTTCTCGGGAAGAAGGTTTAACTTCTACTTCTGAGGAGCAAGAAGGGCGGGAGGAAGTAAGAGAAGAGAAGGAAGCATCCTCCGAAAAACAGGCCGTTGCCGTGTTAAAGGTTTATGGGCAACAGATACCTGTTTATTCTATGGAAGATCTCATTCGTTATGCTCAGATGGGCGTTGATTACGCAATTAAGATGAACCGGCTTAAACAGTGGTCTAATGAGATCAAATTTATTCAAGAACATCCTGAAGTAAAAGAGCTAATCCAGCGTGGGTTGCGAGGCGAAGATGTAAAAAGGTATATCAATTTATCGGGGGAAATGAGATCTTCCGAAGAGGGGCTCTCCAGGTCCGAGGAAGAAAGGGAAAGTTCCTCTAGTGATGTTATTGATAAAGTTATTGAAAAAACCATCCAAGAGAAAATGGCTCCTTACCTTCATACCTTTAATACAACTATGTTTATCCAAAACCTCAGAATGCAAGATCCTAAATACGCAGATATCATCTTAAGATTCATGGCAGACTTAGCAGTTAATCCCCCTTCAAACTTTCCTGTAGGATTAATCCAGGCTATAGACAGAGACCCCCAAACCTTCTTAGCCGTTTACAATGCCCTGAGAAATAAACTTATAGCTTTAGAAGAAGCAAACAAAAAAGCTCAAGCGCAGCAAAAGGTAACAAAACTAAAGTCGAAACAAGCTCCCCCTACTATCGAAAAACCCACAGCAGCAACTACCACCTTCGATGATAAGATGTTAGAGGAAGCTAAATCAATCTGGGACTTAGATGACAATCAATTTAAAAAGCTTCTCGGAGAGATAAAGCTCAGAGGGAAAACTTAACGGACACTTTTTTAGTTTGCATTTTTAAAAGAATGCAAACTAAAAACAATCTAATATTGGAGGGTGAGTCTAAATGACTGTAAATACCACTACGCAGATACCGCTTCCGGTACAGGAGTTTTATGAGAGAACTTTACTTGAGAGAGCTTTACCTCGTCTTGTAGCAAAAAAATTCGGGCAAAATCGTCCGTTAAAAACAAAAAGCGGCGATACCATAAAGTTCCGAAGGTATAATGCACTTCCTTTAGCTACAACTCCTTTGCAGGAAGGTGTAACTCCAACTGGTGGTACCGCTTCTGTAACTGATATTACTGCGCAGCTTGAGCTTTACGGGTATTACTTAACCATTTCTGACAAAGTAACTTTAATGTCTGTAGATCCAGTTATAACTGAGCTTGTAGAGGTACTTGGAGAGCAGGCTGGTCAGACCTTAGATTTAGTTACCTATAATGTATTGCTTGCCGGAACCAACGTGATATATGCTGGGGGAGTTGCAGGAAGAAGCAGCGTGAAAGATATTATAACGGCGGCGGATTTAGAGCTTGCGATAAGAACTCTCAAGAGGCAGAATGCGAGAAAGATAACTGAAGTTGTTAAAGCATCTACCGGGTTTAACACTTATCCGATTAAGCCTGCTTATATAGGAATTTGCCATCCTGACGTGGCTCGTGATATAGCTAAGCTTCCTGGGTTTATCCCGGTTGAGCGTTACGCAATGGTTACTGATGTTATAGATGAGGCAGAAATTGGCGCATGGCAGGATATAAGATTCCTTGAAAGTACCTTAGTACCTAAATGGGCTGGTGCGGGTGCAAGTATTACCAGTGAAGATGTTTTGGCTACTTCCGGAAAAGCCGATGTTTACCCGGTGATAATCTTTGGTGCCGATGCTTACGGATGTGTACATCTTGGCAATAAAGATGACGTTGATATAATAATCAAGACTTCTGATGGAGATGTTTACGATAGATCTGATCCTCTAAACCAGAGATCTACCATAGGTTGGAAAGCTTACTACACTGCGGTTATTCTTAATGATGCTTGGTTAGTTCGCATTGAATGTGCAGCTACAAACTCAGGTAGAACCTAATGATCCGGGGGAGGGATAACCTCCCTCCCCTATAAAGTTTTAAGGAGGGAAAAGGATGGCAAGAGGAAAAATTGAGAATAATCAGATAATTGAGGGAATTGAGGATCAGCCTACAATGACCCCTTTCCCTTCTGAGGTTTTGCCAAGGAAGGTTAGGGCTAGGGTTACTTCTCCCTTCCATACTAATTTGGAAGATATAGTTGTAGGCTTTAATGGAACGCTTTACCAGATAAAGTTAAACGTTCCTGTAGATCTACCTTGGGAAGTTTACCAAATTTTGTGTGATGCAAAGATAAGAAAGATTAATCCCTCTACCGGGCAGGAGTATACTGTAAGCAGGTTTAACATTGAGTTTCTAGGAAGCATGTAATTATGGAAAAAAGAAGTTTAAACTTAACCGAGGTAAAAAACTTCCTTAACTCTCTTTCAAAAAGGGCTTCTGAAACTGAAAGCCTTTCTTCTTTTGAAGTCGAGAAAGAGCTTCTCCCTTCTTCCGATGTAGACTTAATTGAAGAGCTTCTCGCTTATCTATATACTTCCTTTAAACGGGGAGATAATAAGCAAAAAAGTACTATAGTTAAGATGCTTCTAAACCTTTTAGATTTAAAGTGGAAGTATATTGGATTAGAGAAAAAGGAGACTACTATTGATACAGATAAGCTTAAAGAGGCACTTCAAAAGGCAGGAGTGGTTGATGATAAAGCTATAATTGAAGATACTTATAATCCTGAAGAGGAGGAAGTTATTCCCGATGGGCAAGAAGAAGAGTAAAAAGGAAGAGAAGTGGCTACAAGAGGCAGCGGAAAGGATGGAAGAGAAAGGAACGGAAGGTGCATTTACTGCCTGGTGTAAACGGCACGGCTTTAAGGGAGTAACCCAAGAGGCGATAAATTTAGCTAAAAAGATTGCAAAAGAGCGTGGCGATACTACTTTACTAAGAAGGGCAATCTTCGCAGAAAACGCAAGAAAAATAGCTAAAAAGCGGTAAAACTTGCTCGGGGAGAGGAGGAAGATGCCCTGGCGATCTTTAATGACCTCCTTCTAAGAGTTCGCTACGACTTGTCAGAAATTTCAGCGGTCACTTGGTTAGATGACGAGCTTTTCAAGTATCTCATAGAAGGTTATAAATTTATTTATCAAATTATAGCCTCAGAGGCTCCTGACTGGCTTAGTCAATCAGTTGAGGTTACTATTCCTGCTTTAAGTTATTCTACGGCAATTCCTCCTGACTCTACTTATATCTATTTTGTAATGGATGAAAACGGGATGAAACTTACGAAGCTTCCTTTAGATCAGTGTTTTTCTATTATAAAAACCTCTTCTCCCTCAAAAGCTCTTTACTGGGCAAGGCAAGGGAAAAACCTTGTGGTCGCTCCAGTTCCGGGAGTTGACCAGAAGCTTTATATATTTTACATCCCCGCTCCTCCTAATGTTTCCAGTTTAGGAGATGAAGTTCCTTTGGATGAAATTTTCCATCCCTTTATTGTAGAATATGCGGTTATAAGGGCGCATAACAGAAATGAAAGACCAACGCTAGTCGAACAAAACTTCTTATCTTTAAGACTTGAAACTATAAGAAGTATTTTGGGTGCGGAAGGAAGCTTAAGGAACATTGATACTTCAATAAACTGGAACCCAATTTAGGGGATGGTATTATGGCGGTAAGGATCTCTCCAGTAAAAACGAATTATTGGGGAGAAAGGTTTACGCTTTTTGCTCAGAGGACTTTTTCTGGCGGCATTCATACCTCAGTACCCCCTAACGAAGTTGATCAGACTAAAGACTTGGCCGATTGTGAAAACATGGTTTTAACGAAGGAAGGGATTTTGCAGACCAGACCGGGATGCGAAAGAGTACACGAAATTGGTTCTTCTGCGGCAGGATTAGGGAGTTTCGGACAATCTCTGGTATGGGCGACAAACGGCAAAGTTTTTGTAAATGGGGTAGAAGTTGGAGAGTGTGATACCTCTAAAAGTGTAAAATTTATTGAGTTTACTGGAAAGCTCTGTATATTAGATGGGGGACCTTTAAAAGTTTATGATGGAGAAAATTTTTACGTTGTAGAAGAAGCACCGCAAGCCTCCTTTGGTTTGGTAAGAGGTAATAGGTTATGGCTTGCAGGAGATCCGCTTAACCCTTCTACCTTATGGTATTCCGGAGTTAATGATTTAAGAGATTGGGGGTTCACGGGACTTAAACTTGGAGGCTTTTTTGATATAAACCCCACGGTAGGCTCTTATATTAGCGCAATTGCTTTGTTTTTTGATACACTTTTAATTTTTAAGGGTGGAAACGAAAAGAAAATTTATCGACTTGATGGTTCTACTCAGGATAACTTTACAATTAGAGAGGTTTTGGGAGGCATAACCTGTATTTCTCATAACACGGTAAACTTTACCCAGATTGGAACGTTGTTTTTAAGTGAGAATGGCGTTTTCTCCTTTGACGGCTCTCAATCAATTGTAGTGCCGATTTCCACTAAAATTTTAAACAAGCTTCAATTTGACTACCCAGAAAAAACGCATGCGGTTTTTTGGACCCCGGAAGCTTTTTATATTTTAACTTACGAAAATGATGCTTATGTTTTAAATATAAATGTAGGTGCGTGGTTTCGTTGGAAGTTTCCTTTTAAGATTTTAGTTTTAAATGTGATTGGTGATTATTGCTATTTAGCTGGCGATGATGGTTGGATTTATCGATTAGATTGGCATACATCTAAAGATGGGGAAGTTCCCATTTCAAGTGAAGTCAAGACCGCTTTTTACGACTTTGGAGATCCAGGAATTTGGAAGTATATTAAGAATGTTTACTTACATCTATTCCCTTATGGCGGCGGAAATTTTAACTTCTCCTTTGTATTAGATTATACACAGCTAAGAGGGCAAAGAAATATTCTTTTAACAAACTATGTTTCGGAGACCGGTTTAGGTTGGGATAACTTCCTTTTCGGGTGGGATGAGGAAGAGTTTGGTTGGGATACCGCAGGAGAAACAATTTTAAACTTTGCAGGCGGTGCAGGTTGGGATAACCCTTTGGTTGGATGGGATGATGAAGAAGTGGGATGGGATACAGTAATACCAATTCCGTTAACAGTTAAGCTTCCTGTTTCGGCAAGATGTAGATCTATTCAGTTTATTCTACAATCTCCCTCCACTCCCTTTGCCTTATATGGCTTAGAGTTGGGAGGAGCAATTTTACGACCAGTTTAAGAAGGGAGGGTAACCTTTGAGTTGGATAAAACTTTACCATATAGCCTTTCAAGAAAGACCTATATCATCAGCAAAATACAACGCAGAGATAGATAGCATCTATGAAAAACTAAACCTTCTAAAAACAAACTTTGCAAGTTCTTCAGCTCCTACAGATTTTGAGATAGGTCAATTTTGGTTTGACTTAGTAAACAATGCGGTAAAAGTAAAAACTTCAGGAGGAGTTTTATCCTTAGCATACGCTAACAACGAAAGTAATATTAGAAATGACGCATTTCCCGTTTTTCTTACCTTAGATGGTTCAAGAAGTATGGATTCAAATTATACTCCAACCTCTAATAAACATGTAACCACTAAAGATTATGTGGATAACTTAGTTAATTCTCATACCTCAAATACTTCTAACCCTCATCAAACTAAAGAAAGTCAGGTTATTGATGAAAATAATCCAGTTTTTCTTAAAGTTGACGGGTCAAGAAGTATGGACTCAAATTATACTCCAACTTCGAATAAACATGTAACTACCAAAGATTATGTGGATAATTTAGTCAGTTCTCATACTTCAAACACTTCTAACCCTCATCAGACAAAAGAAAGTCAAGTTGTCGACGAAAATAATCCAGTTTTTCTTAAAGTTGACGGGTCAAGAAGTATGGACTCAAACTATACTCCAACCTCTAATAAACATGTAACCACTAAAGATTACGTGGATAATTTAGTCAATTCTCATACTTCAAATACTTCTAATCCTCATCAGACAAAAGAAAGTCAAGTTATTGATGAGAATAATCCAATTTTTCTTACACTAGATGGTTCAAGAAGTATGAATTCAAATTACGTTCCTTCTTCTCCGCAAGATGTAGCCACTAAAGCTTATGTAGATGTTCAGATAACTACCGGGGGAGTAGGGTCGATAAGCTCTCAATATGTTACTTACACGGTAGAAGATCCTGATATACTTAATTGGGATGAGATTAGTAATGTAAGGGAAGCTCTTAATCTGGTTGTTTACCGATTAGGAAGTATATCCGGTGACACTTATCAGGTAAAAATTAATGAAACTGATACAACTCCTGGATACCTTGTAGAAAAAGTTGATTTAAACTTTTTTGATGTTACCTCGGAGTTAAAGCTTAAAATAAAAGATGGACTTTTATTTAAAACGAAGTTAAACGAAAACGATACGGTGGGATACCTTGTAGAAAAAGTTGATACAAACATCTTTGAGGTTTCTCCCGATACAACTTTAACCATAAAACAAAACAGTCTAAATTTAAACCATTTAGACTTAGGAGAAACAACTCCAGACAAGATTGCGTTTTCTACAAGTGACGGGAAACTAAACTTTAAACCTTTTGCTGAGATGTTTGAGTTCCAAAACGATAAATTCTCTCTAAAACAGAACTTCTTAGATGATACTTACATATCAGTTATCTCTTGGAATAAAATAGATAAAGGCGGTTCTTCGATCAATGATTTGCAAGATGTATCGATTACATCTCCTACAGTAGAAAATGTATTAAAGTACGATGGTGAAAAATGGGTTAACTCAAGTTTAGACTTAAACAACCTTGAAAGTGTTTCCATTACATCTCCTACTTCCGGAGAAGTTTTACAATACGATGGGGAAAAATGGATTAACGAAACTCTCAAGTTAAACATGATTGAAAATGTTTCCATTACATCTCCTGTGTCTGGCGAAGTTTTGTATCATAACGGCGAAAAATGGATTAATTCGGTATTAGATTTAAACAATCTTGAAAGTGTTTCCATTACATCTCCCATTTCAGGTGAGGTTTTACAATACGATGGTGAAAAATGGAAAAATGCTCCAGTCCCATTTGATTTTGTAAAAGCAGCAGTTATTGCTTCATTTATTGTATAAAGGAGGGGGTAAAGTTTGCTTAATATTGTTTCTTTAAGCAATACAGAAGCAACTGTTTATACGGCTCCTTCGGGAAAAACGGTTTTTCTTACTCTAGATATTTTCCCCACTTCAGGAACTCCTAATGTAACCGTTAAAATAAATAACGGTTCTGATTATACTTACTATACTGCTTCTAGTATTGCCGATATGTTAAGTTTTAAACTTGCCATAAAAGATGGACAACTTATAAAAGTTCAAACCAATGGTCAGGTAAACGTTTTTGTTTACGGAATAGAAGTTTAATGGAGAGGATTAACTGATGTCTCTTCATATACCGCGAGAAAGACTTTTAAATGCTTTAGTCCGCAATTCCCTAAAAGATTTATCAAAAGTTCCGGGGTTTGAACAGAGTTCAAATTTATACATAAAAAACTACGGACAAGCATTTTTAGGAAGAGTTATAAACAAAACTGTTTTACTAAACCGTTTAGGTGATGATTTAAATGCGGCGAGAGTTATAAGAAAAAATAGTATTCTCAGGCATCGATTGTATTTAAAACAAAATAATACATTACTTAACTACTTTTGGCGATTTGGTTCGGCGTTAGATGATTTAATTAGAACTGGCAATGGATTTATTTATGGAATACCTGGCAGCGCCACTTCAGTTTTAAAAATTAACCCTTCCAATGATACAACTACAACCTTTGGAAATTTGAGTGGAAGCGCTAAATGGACTGCGGGAATTTTGACCACCGCTAATATAACCATAAATCATCAATCCCCCATACTAGGATTAACATCTCCATATTTTAACAAACTCTAGGAGGTGAAAATTTTGGCAATTACAGATTTAGTTGAATTAGTTAGTACAACCAATAACATTTCTCATTTGGATCTTTTAAGAATTCAAACTGACAAACAAAAGAAGATGGCTGTTATAACTTACGAAGAGGGCAAAGTTTATGATGAGCTTCCTGAATTAAGACCTGAACCTGGGGTTGCCTTAATTAAAACCTTTGATCTAAACCATGCGAAAATTCAAGAGGAGTTAATGTCTTCTGGTATACCTTGCATAGTAACTTCTAATCCTCAAGGGTTTTTCTGGATTAAGGTTAGAGAAGACCAGGTAAACAGGGCTTTAGAAATTATAGCTTATCATGACCCTAGAAGTACTGCTTCTTTTAATCCGGCGACGGAAGCTTCTGATATTGAAATGGCTTTAGCCGAAATTTTAGGAGGTAATGTTTAAAGATGCAACCTTGGAAAAGAAACCTTTTTGTAAAGGTGTTATTGCGGAGGGTTAGGGAAGAAAAAACAAGTGCCGAAAGCATTTTGGAACAATACCCCGCATTAACCGACGAAGAAAAAACGGAAATTTTAAACGCTTTCTATCAAATACTGGGAGATAGATTATCTAATCCTACATAAAACTATGCCTAACATTTTAATTGGAACTCCCATTCATGATCATAGAGTACATATTGGTTATCTAAACAGTATATTGGGAATGCTTACGAACACTCCTCCCGACTACAATATTGCTATTTTTACAGTTTTAGGAAACTCCATTATTCAAGCAGCAAGAAACACTATCCTTACAAAGTTTATTGAGGACAAGCAGTTTGATTATTTACTCTTCTTAGACAGTGATATTCAAGTTCCCGATTATACCCTAACAAAGCTGGTTAATAGAAATAAAGATATCATTGGACTTCCAGTTCCTTTAAAACTGATAAGACCTGATGGAGTAACTCCCTACTCTTTAGGAGAAGTTTATGATGTGGAAGATAATTTAGCTGTAGTTAGTGGTATTCCTACAGCTTGTATGTTAATATCAAGAAGGGTAGCTAACGCTATAGAAAAGGAATATCATGACAAAATTTACTATCCAGAAGAAGCAGCTACGAACTTCAAAGGAAAAGTTTATAACGTGTTTAGGGTAATTGTGGAAAATGGAACCTTTTATGGGGAAGATTACGCTTTTTGTAAAGATATGCGGAACCTCGGATTTAAAATTTATGCAGACCTAACAATACCTATAACTCATTATGGAGTAGTCGGTTTTGAAGGAAACTTTCAACATCTAATAAAGGAGTTTCATGCGAAGCTTAATAAAAAAGATAATTGAAACTCTTTCTTATGTTATTGAAAGAAAGCAGGGAATAAGAAGGTTTATCTTATTTACAGCGTTTCCAAGTTGGTTAATTTTGTCAATTCATTTTGGGACGGCGTTTCTTAAGGGAAGGAGTTTTGACGAGAATTTTTCATACTATTATACAACTTTTTCTGGGATTATCGGGGTTATTGTAGGTTTTTACTTTCATTCTAGGAATGCTCTTTTAAGGGAAGAAGGGGGCAAAAAACTTGGCCAACCTTTGGCAAAGAATTAATATAGTCAATTTAACAAATAACCCCCTTGAAAGTCAGAAGTTAAACGATGAAATCTTTTCAATTTATGATAAGTTAAACTATTTAAGGTGTGTAGGACTTAATCGACCTAAACCTACCAAGCCACTAGAAGGTGAGTTATGGAACGATGGAGAAAAAATAAACATCTATCTAGGCGGAGGTTTAGGTCCTCAGGGTGATGGGTTTGTCCCTGTAGCTTATATTGACCCCGATAGTCGGTATACATTACAAGATAACTTCAATACCTTTGCAAATACAATGAACGAAAATATATCGCTTATAAACAGCTCCATTAATACCTTGACAATTTCTGTAGATAGTTTAGACAATCGAGTTGGGACAATTGAAACAGTTAACCTTCCTACAATTAATGCAACTTTAAACACTCACGCTACAAACATTACTGATCTAAATAATCGAGTAAACAATGTAAGTGTTACAGCAAATAGCGCTTTAAATACAGCGAATACTGCGCTAACTGCAGCCAACACAGCTCAAGCCACAGCGAATACCGCTCAGACCACTGCAGATAACGCTTTAATCACAGCCAATAGCGCTTATACTTTAGCTACATCTTTACAAACTTCAGTTGCAACTTTACAACAAAGTGTAACTGCATTAGATAGTGCATTAGACCGAACAAATCTCGACGTTTTTAAGTTAACCTATTATAGATATAAGGTAGCCGTGGCTTTTCGTGAAAGTGGAGGTTCTATAACCATTTTATGGCAAAAAAATGTAAACTCTATAACTTATATTGCTGCAGGAAAGTACAGAATAAACTATACTTCAGATTTAAATTTTTACGACCCCATTTTAGTGGGAAACTATTCTACAACGAATGAGGGTGGAGCGAATAACGACGGACAAGTTATTCCTTATAGTGTTACAGCAACTTCAGCTTACATTTTAGTAACTCACGGCGCTGGTACGCTAATTTCTCCTACAAAAGTATGTAATGTTTTAATTTTCAACTATTCTTCTTCTCCATCGGACCAATTATAATTGGAGGTAAGATGAAAAACTCGGATTTTATTGCAGTCTATAAAGACCCACAAACAAATCAAGTTCTTGTAGTATATCCAGCCACGGAAGAACTTCCTTTAATGGAAATCTTCTTTAGAACGGTACCTAAGGGAGTTCCTTTTTGGGTTATTCCCAAAAGCGAAGCTCCCTTCGAGGCATCTCCCGAAGCATGGGAAATTGACGAAACTATTCCCCCAGATGGGTTTGGTGAGGCAGAATGAGTCTCATCAAAATAAACCCAGAAAAGTTTAAAGATATAGTTTTTCAAAAAATAGACCAAAAACTTTCAGAACTTCTCTCTCCAACGGATTGGATAATCGTTAAAATTCACGAAGCGCAACTACGTGGAGACAATTCTTTGACAAACAAATATCAAAAAGAGTTGCGTTTTAGAGAAAATATTAGACAAAAGATGCAAGAACTAAAAGAGAGGTTAAGGGAAGCTAAAAGTATTGAGGAAATAAGGCAGATACAAAAGGAGGTAGAAGATTTTGGATGTTTCCAGGAAGACTCCTCCTAATCCATTAGTTAATGCAGCTAGTGGTGCAATACCTTTTCCGGTGCCTTCTTTACCTCCTCCTGAGTTGCCTTCTTTTCAGCCTCCCAGTTTAAGCTTGACGCAAACTTCTTCTTCAGAAACTTCGGATCTTGATAGTTGGCAAAAAATTTATAGAAACCTTTACCGGCAGGAGTTAAATGAGAAAACTGAAGATATTTTATCTTCTTTTTTAGCGGGAGAAGGGGGAACATCTCCCACATTACCTGGGGATTTTTCTTCTTTAGCTTTTACTTCTCCAACATCCCCAAACTTTTGGGGAGGGTTTACTCCCTCCTATGCTCAAACGACCGGAAATTTTTTAGGAGATTTAGCTAAAAGTTTTCAAACGACTATAGCCGCCTTATCTGGGTTAAAAGATTTCGCAAAACTAGGAGTATTATTGGGTATGCCTTTTGGACCAGCGTTGGCAGTTTTAGGTGCTTTATCTTTTACAGAAAGTTCCTCTTTAAACCCAGTAAATAATCCTGCAATAAGGCAGGGTCTAATGGAACTTTTTGATACATCTACCCGAGCGCAAAGTCTTTTCGGAAGCAAAAAGGCTTTTGAAGGTTTTTTAGGTGGAATGTTTGGTTACGGATCGGCATTAAAAGGAATAACTCCTCCTAAAAACCTCTCATCTTATTACCAGGAACTTTTAGGGTATGTACCAACTACAGCCCAATTAAATACGATGAGAGCTAATGCTTTAAATAGCGTGAGAGGTTTAGCTATGGCCTTAAACCCACAAACTGCTTCAGCTTTTAATACATATAAAGACTTTGCAAATAAGGTTAGAGAATATGGCTTTTTAAATACCTATCCAACTTTTCATGAGTTTGCTGAAGTTTTTGATATTGCAACCTACTTAGGCGTGACCCCTCAAACCATAGCTCCCGCAATAGTTTTTGATTATCATACAAAATATAAAATAGAAGACTTCTTTAATGAAAAGTTAAGATCAGAAGTTTTACAGGATCTCTTAGACTTCTCTAATAGAATATATGCAAGATTGGATATACAGGACTTAACGAATAAATTAAGAAATAATGAGATAACTTGGAATGATTGGGCTGAGCGTGTATTAGAAGCTTATGCTCGCTTGGATGAAGCTAGAAGGAGAAATATTAGCTACTTGGATGTAGAAGAAGCTAAAGATATTGATCAGGCAATAGAAAGTTTCTTTGAAGGGCTAAAGGAACAGGCAGAAAACCTCTCTGCAGGATTACCTTCTTTTGATGTAGCTTCCTTTGATGTGCCCGGAGTTGGAAGCTTATCTGTAGATCTAAGCGACTTTGATTTTGGAGGATCTTCTGAAGCTGATTTCGGAGAATCTTCTGAAGCTGATTTTGGAGAATCTTCTGAAGCGGATAAAGATGAAGGCGAAGACTCGGGAGGTTTTGGAGAACCTGAATAAAGGAGGGTAAAGTATGCAGAATTCTAACAATTTAACTTTATCTCCAATTGGATTATTGAAAATATTAAATGCTTTTCGAGGATATCCTAGTATTATGGGAACAGAGACAAATCCTTTAATTGCGTCAGTTGGATCAGTTGAAGTGGGGGATAGGTTCGCTCCTAAATTAGTTACAAACATGGCTAGTGGTGTAAAAGAAGGGGTTACTCCTCCTCAAAGTAGCGCTTACCAGACTAATCCCTTGGAAGCCCTATTAACGATGATCTTCCAGCAAATTCCCTTATTCCAAAGGCAAGGAGAAGCTTTACCGCAAACCTTGGAAGCTGCGGCTAATCCTGTACTAGAAAAATTCCAGCAACAGCTTGCCCAGGGAATTATTAGTGATATTACAAGTTCTTTACTAAAACAGAAACTTGACGAAATTAAACAAACATTACAAACTATTCCTACAACTGAAGCGGTTTCGGCATCGGTTAGTAAAGCTCAACCAGTTACGCCGCAGCAACAGAACCTTACTCCCGCTACCACTCCAACTTCTGCCATACCTACCTCATCTTTACAACAAGCTCTTAGTAATACCGGCGCATCTTTTCTTAAAAACTTACAATCCACATTAATGATGAGCAACAAATTACCTCAAAAATAAGGTGAATTAAAATGGTCAGTTCTCTATTATCTACCATAAGCAAAGTAGCTAAAAGCTCCTCTCCTAAAAAAATTCTAGATTCTCAAAATTTTTTTAACTCAATAGGTCTACCTGACCCCCAAAGGTCCCTAAAAGCATCCGACCCGTTCCCCTCTTATATCATAGGATTTACCTCAGATGAAGCCTACAACCCAATTTACGCACAAAGCCCTTCTCCAATAAATATTCCGCCCGGAATAAATAATCCAATCCAACCTATAAACCCCCCTTCACAACCTGAAGAATTATCTGATTTTGAAAAGAAAATTCAAGAATATTTAGACAAAATAAAAGAAACTCCTTGGTTTTATCCTACGCCGTGGCAGGGGTACCCTAAGCCGCCGAAAATAGGGGAGACTTCTTCTTGGAATGTAGATTTTATGGCAGCGTTGACCAATCCTGAGGCTTATTTAGAGGGGCTAACTTCTCAAACGACAAAGGTAACTTTAAGCGGAACCGATTTAGCGAAAAAATGGTTTGAGTTGCGGCGTGAGTTAGAAAAAATGCTTAACCCTTCTGGTCTTATAAGCACTGATCCTTTCTCAATAACGATGTCAAGTTTACTTGAACTTACCAATTTCCCTGAGGGCATAAAAATAGATGCTTCTAGTCCTCAAGCTGAAGCTTTTAAGCAGTTAGTTCAGCAATATGGTTTTGAATTAAAAACTATCAAAGGGGATGATGGTAAAACTTATTTAACATATACTTTTCCTTCTCAATTAGTTCAGATGCAGGATGCTCAATGGAAGGAAAATTTACGGAAGGCAAAGAATTTGGGATTAAGTGTAACGGATAGCACAGAACGCATAGTTTTAGGGCATCCTGGTATGGCTGGTGTAGAAGATCAGGTAAAGAAGTTACAGGCTGCTGGGTTGCCTGTGGAAATGGTCGGAGGAGTTTATGTAGTTCTTTTAAAACCTAGATTGAAAGACTTAACTCTAGAAACTACAACTACATCTCCGGGAGGTGTTCCTTCTAGTTCTACAAGTTATTCTACCTGGGTACCTCCTTTTCCAGATTTAGGAATTAATCCTCAGACCGGTTTACCTTATACTCAAGAAGAGTTTAATAAATTACCGGATTATCAAAAAGTAGCTATTTGGATGTCTCAACTTTTACAACCAACTGGGATGATATCAGCAGCCTATCAGCAAACTTTAGCTCAAGCTTTAGCGGGGCAAAGAGCTACAATTAACCAACTTCAAGAGGTTATTAGTAAATATGGGGGAAGGTTTGACGAGGCTTGGTCAGTGGGGCAACAGGCTACGAAAATGTTAGAAGAGGCAGGGAAAAAGGTTACATCTTTACTAGGAGAAGCAGAAAACGTTATAAAAACTGCGGGCAGCATGTATTTGCAGGCTCAAAACGAGATGAAGCCGATATATCAAAACCTTTTGCGTGCCGCAAACGATGTTTATAATCAAGCACAAGCTTTAGCTCAAGGAATTACGATAAGCTCTCAGGAGGCAACTAACGCTTTATGGCAACAATACCAAGATATCTATAATACAATAGCTTCCGCATATCAAAATGTACTTACCGGTCAGGTAGCACCTGCTACAGCTCAATGGTTAGAGCTCTTAGCACAAACCCAATCTCAAGCTGTGGAAGAGGCTCTTAACCGATATTACGAGGAAAAACAACGAGAGTTAGTTGATACTTTAGCGGGAAGAGGGATATTGTCTTCTAGAACGGCTGCAAGTACATTATCCGACTTGGGAGAAGCTATTGCCGAGCAGTTAAGGCAAGCTCAATACCAGATAATGGCAGATTACGCTAAAAGAATGTATGAAACTCCGTTTAAACAGTATGAGGCAGCTTTAGGTCTTCTTCAGGCTCCTCAAGTTGGGGCTTCTCTCTTAGAGGCTTCAAGAAGAAGTCTTTCAACAGCGATAGAGCCGCTCACTTTAGCTTTACAAGCAATCGCTCAAGGAAGAAGTACAGCTTCAGACTTAGCATCTACACTACTTAACACTATTCAGGGGTATCAGTCTACGGGAACACAGCTTGCCTCAATGGCCCCACAATACTTTTTACCAGGACAAAACCTGTTAACTGCAGCAAGAACGCTTTCGGCTATGGCTGCAGAAGGATTAGGATCTCAAACAGCCGCCTTACAAGCTCAATATGGAATGTGGAGCGAACTACCGGAAAACCTAAGAAAAGCTTTCTCAACCTACGGGGGAATGGCTTCTAACTTTCTACAAAGCTTAATTGAGTTATATCTTGGAAAGGAAAACATAAACCTTGCAAAAAGAAGACAGCGAAGTCAAGAATTGGCTGGAATAATTAACGCTATTGCAAGTATCTTTAGTTAGTTTGGGGGTAATTCCGATGGTTGATGAAGGTTTTGTATTGAGCGATATTTTGGATCAGCTAAAAAACCTTTATACTGGAAAGAAAACTCCTCAAGAGATTGTGGAGTTTTTGCATCAGCCTTTAAAGTCCAGAGAGCCTTTAGATGAAACAACTCAAGAAGAGTTAAAGAATTTAACTCAAAGTCTAACTAATCTTAAAATTACCCCTCCTCAGGAGGATATTTCTAAGTATTTTACGGAAAATATTGAAAAAGCTAAAGAGTTTTCTCAAACGCAAACGGTAGATCCCTTATTCTTAATGGATTTAACTTTAAGGAAAGATTTAAGTAGTTTTGGAGTTCCGGTTTCTGAAGTAACCCCGGTAGATCCTTTAGCGATGACGAAGTATCAGCAGAGGTTAACTGAGATTGAAAACCTTCTTCAAAGAAGCGTTGCCCCTACCCAAGATGTAATAAGCAATCCTCCGCAATATCAGCCGCCTAGCTTTCTCCCCGTTTTAGGTTTATTAGCGGCTTTAGGGGGGATGGCCGGGGGTTACGCTGGAGCAATGCCCTTCTTAGCTTTGGGTGCAGCCTTAAAGGGAGGGGCAGAAAAAGCTTACGCTAGTCAACTAAAAGCATCCAATTTAGTCTTAGGAGGAGTTGAAGAGTTAAGACAAGTAGCTAAAGACTTAAAGGAGTTAGCAACAAGAAAATATGATGTAGAAAAAGAGAAGGTTATCTTTTTAAAGGAAGTTGCTAATCAATTAACGGAAAACGATGTTAAAAAAGCTTTATCCCACTTTCTGGAAAAGATTAAAACCTCTTCTGATATAATTGAAGCCTTAACGGATTTACCTCCTGAGGAGAGGTTGGTACTTTTAGGTAGTAATATCGGGCAAAACTTAGTAAACCAAGCAGCTAATTTGGCTAGAACAAAAGTTGAAGAAGATTTAAGACTTAAAAGAAATGTATATCTTGAATATCTACAGCACTCTTTGCGAATGAAAGAAATACAAGAAAGAGCTAAGTTGTCCGAAAAAGAAGCTTTAGCTAAGCCTATATTAAAAGAGCAAGCTGAGAAACTCTTTTATTTAGAAAACCCTTCAAGGTTTTCTTCAGCTTTTCATAGTTTAGCTAAAGAGGAAAGAAACAGCATCCTCAGTAAAATACCTAAGGAAAATGAAACATTACTAAGTGTTTTGTTAGAATTAAGACCCGAACTGGCACGATCCCCGATTTTCTCAAAACTAGAAGATCAAGATAAAACTTTAGCAGCAGTTTTAGGAGGAGTTAAGTCTATTGCAGACAATACTGTAAACTCTGAAGTGGGTAATTATTTTAGGGATCTATTAAAGATGGAGCTTCAGATAGCTTCTTTGCCTTCTGATAAGCTAAAGGAGCTTTATCAAAAGGCTTCCAAGGAAAAGCTTAGTTCGGAGCAACTTGAGAGGTTAGTTAAAAACAGACAAAATGGAATAAAGGAAATATTGAGCTTATGGGAAGTTCCTGTGTTAGATAACATAAAAACCTTCCTTTATCAGGTAACCGCCAAAGATCCTCAAGCCTTAAAAGTTTTTGCTAATCCCTCTATAAGAACTACTTTAGAGGAGATTATGGTACATGAATATGTAAAGCTGGGAATTCCTGAAGAATATGCGAGGGAAAGGGCAAAAGAAATTGTAGAGCTTCTTTTGAATAACTTTAAAGTGGCTACGGTAGAACCTTTATCGGTACCCGCTAAACAGGAAAAGAAGGGTATTGAGGAGTTGGGCAAAGCTCTTGAAAGATTTATCGGGCATTAATGGGGGGAGATAACTGAATGATAGACCCAAAACTTATCTTACTGAATGAAGAATCTGAAGAGGAATCCCTTCCATTAACCCCCGAAAACATTCCAATAGATACATCAACCCTTTCTGACGAAATCCTTTTTCACTACCCATCACCAATTGAAACTCCAGAACTAAAACTAGAAACTCCAGAGTTTCTCGAACAAACCCCTAAACTCACAATAGAAACACCAAAACTCGAAGATATCCCCTCTTTAAGCCTATCTTTACCGCAAGAAAAGCTTGAAAGCATAAACCAAACTTTAAAGCTGGCTAATATTGTAGATAAAGTAAAAAACAGATTTGACGACTTTGTAAACTATTTAAAACAAGAAAACTTTTCTGAAGAGGTTATTCAAACTCTTACTGAGATTAAGGATAATTTAAACTGGTTTAGTCCTGTATTTTTGTTCCCCGAAAAGGATCGTCCCTATATCTTTGCTTTATTTACATCAGCCCTATCTGAAAACAAAGAGCTTCTTCCATTATTAAAAGAGTATATTAGCAAAAATTATCCTAACTTAGAAGAAGCCGATCTAACTCCAGTTCAAAAAAAGCTTTTTACAAACATCCTAAATGATGAGTACACTCAACTTAGTTTTAAAGATGTTTTAAATATGGGATTTAGTGGAATACTTGAAATGGGGGCAACGGCAGCTTCTGCCCTTCTTTCACCAATCGTTTCCCTACCTTTAACATTAACCCTATCTTCACTAACCACTTCAAGCTTACAAGATATCTACAACGAATATTTTAATTTAGCACGAGAGTTTTTAGAGATCTACGGAAAAGATGAGGAGATTATAAAAAAGATCGAAAGAGGAGAAACTCCTAAAGAGTTGGAAGAGTTTTTGCGTGAAAGAGTTCCCTCTTCCTTTACTTATGAATTTAATATTTTAGCTGAAGAAAAACCTCAAGATCTACCCACAAACACTCTAGATGTATTTTTAACAAAGCAAGCAATAAAAACGATTTTAAGTGGAAATGTAGATCCCAGAATAGATTTTTCCTATAATGTTTATGCAATGATTGGAGAAGCGGCAGGAGTGGTTCTTTCTCCCTCGAGGAAGATAAGGTCAGTTGTAGATTTTTTAAAGCATTTTACCGAAAGAGAGATTGCTAACATTACAGTTCAAAGTATCACTCAAAAGGTAAGCGATTGGTTATCTTCGCAGGGAGTTAACGACTTAAGTTTAAGTGCGCTATCTTTAGCTACAGGAGTTACAACGAGCGCCGTTTACACTAGAACTATAGGTAAAGAATTAAGTAAAGCTTTATATAAGCTTTATGAGGCTAAAGAGGTTGTTAACAGGTATAATTTAACTCCGGAAGAAGACTTTCTAATTCCAAAGGAGTTTGGAAATCTAGTAAAGGAAATTAAAGATGAAACGCTAAACATCATAAAAAGTACCACCCAAAACGATTTAACTGTAGATGAGCAGGCTGTCTTAAATAAGTTAAAGCTGGGAATATTTGATCCACCCAAAGCATCTACCGAAGAACTCTTAAGTTTATTCGAAAAAATAGCTACCCCAGAAAACCTAAGCCAAGTTCCACCTCACTTAAAAAATATAATAACCTTCTTAAGTCAAGCTACTCAAAAAACTAAAGAAGCTACAGAAACCTTCCAAACGCTCTTTTCCCAAACCCTAACAAACTTAAAAACCTCCATCGAAGAAACAAAAGAAAAAGCCGCCGACTTAATAAACAGTATAAAGAATAAAAATCCTGAATTGTTTACACTTTTTGAAAAAAGTATAAAAACTGGGAAGTTAACTCCGTTATTGAGGGAGCTTGATTCTTCTGCTAGTGAGTTGAGTTTAGAGGAGCTTGGTTTTATAAGGGGGATTATAGAAAACCATCCTAAGAATGTTTTTAAGAGGCTTCGTGATAGTTTAAAAACGGTCTTTTCTGCTGATAGTGAAATTGTTAAAAAGTTTGAAGATATATACGAAAAGACTTTAACGGAGTTTAAAACGGGAGATTGGTTTGAGGTTTATTTTTCCCCCAAGGTTTTTGAGGGGTTAAAAAGCGTTCAAGAGATCTTTACCAATGAAACTCGAGAGCTAATAAACTCTCTTTACTTTTTAGCTACAAGGGATGTAACCGCATTAAATCCAGAGAAATATTTAGCTGAACTATTTAAATCTACCGACTTGAACGAATTAAACTTCAAGATAATCTTTCCTAAGCTTACTTCTTATCTTAAAAACGTTATTGAAAATGTTTCAACTTGGAATTTTCTTCGAGATCTTGACCCGGAAACTTTAAAGAAAGTGCCAAGTGAAGTTTTCAACTCCCTAAAAAGGATCTTAGACAATCTAAAACCTTCCACCAAACGCCCCATTAAAGATATAGCTACCTCTGCAGTTAATTCAACTCTCAGCACACTTAAAAACTTAGAGAAAACCTTAAACCAGTTAAACCTAGAAAAGCTCCTAGAAGATACCATACTTAAAGAAAATATAACCCCCCTCAAAGAACAATTAGCCATCTTCTTTAACTTGACCGATATAAACGGAGAAAAAATTCTAGAAAATCCGATAATATATCCAACTTTTCTGAAAAATATTTTAACCGAGATAACCAAAGATGAGAGAAACCCGCTTTTTTCCGAGATCTTAACGTTAACTTTTCATAAAGACCCAGTGGAGTTTATGCGGCTGGTCAATCTTAAAACAAGTTATCCCACCTTCAAAGATGTTATCTCTTCCAACTTGAAGAAGCAACGAGCCCAGGTTTCAGCTGAAGATCTTTTAATAACTCATCTATATGAAGTTTTGCCTCAAAATTGGAAGGATGCCTTAGTTAAAGCTGACCCAGAAAGCATCATCCCCCAACTAACCCCCGCCTTAGGAAAACTTGCAGAATTAAAGTATGAACTTTTTGACTTGACTGAATTTTTTAACACTTTTCCCTTAGCTAACATCTCAAAGTTAACTCCTGAAACCTTAAGTGATCTAAGCTCGGTTGTTTCGAATTTAAAATCTCGATTACTCGGAATGATTGATATAATAAAAAATATCAAAACTGACTATTACAAAACCACTCAAGAGGAACTTTCTTCCAGGATTAAAGGTTTAGAAAAAGCTATTGAAAGCAAAAACTTAGACAAGATATACCAAGCCTTTGATAGTTTAAAAACCACTTTAGCTATTTTACGTGGTAAAATTGACGCTTTAGCACCAACGACTTCTTTACACGATTTAGCGGAGATCTTGCGTGATGCTTTTACCTTTGACTTTGTCAAGTCTAAAATTCCTCCTTCTATATACAGAAACTTTCTTTCATCGATGCACTTTACCCCTACCAAAATTAAGCAGATCATACTAAACGTTTTAAGAATTAGAAGGGAGTATAACAATTTACTCTCTACTTACGATGCGCAATATCCAAAGGTAATCCAGACCTTATCTGAAGTTTTTACGAAAGAGTTAGATCCTACAACCATGAAAAACCTGTTTGAGGATATAGGAAAAACCGGCTCTGTAGGAAGAAGCGAAAAGGTTTCTTCTACCTGGGATATTTATATTAAGCGACTACTAAATGAAGTTGAAACGATATATTCTCTTAAAGACTTTCCGGAGTTTGATCAGCTTCTTAAGGATGCCGCATTACTACCAATTGAAGAATTCTTAAGTAAACATTATAAGAACTTTGATGATGCCATAAAGTTTAAAATCCTCTTAAATAACTTCTTGGGAATGTGGATCTTTAGGGCTACAGAAAACCCGAACGGTTTTGCTTACAAAGCTTTACCTGATGAAGCTAAGGTTTTTGTGGATAACTTAAGAATGATCTTAAATAAAAGTTATGCAGCTCTTTTAAGCCGTGGGCTAATTCCTGCTGATGTTTCTTACGAAAACTACGTTAGATACTTTTACGAGACCTTTAATCTAGAAACCAAAAAGTCTCTTATAAATAACCGGATCTTCGCAAAAACCCTCTTTGAAGAAAGTTACAACTACATTTTAGCCTATAAAGAGTTAGCCGAAAACCTCCCTACGGAGACCCTAGAAGATTGGGAACCTCCCCCACTTCCCTTACTTCCTACTTTAATAAATCACGCTTTAGTTCAAAATAAGCTTCCTCCCTTGTTTGAAATACAATACCTTTCTCCCATAAACATTAAGGTAAAGGTTACTCCCCTTGATACCTATTACGCCAATATGCAAACCTTAAACTCTACTTTAAACGCCGTCAATAAACTACTTTCTGAAATGCTTCATCCTGAAGACTTAATTAGCCACTTAACGAAGTATATAAGCAATACAAAAAGAAAAATTGGTCCGCAACTAGCTAACGCTCAAATTCTAATACCCAGAGAAAACTTAGACTTCTCTCTTCAAAAACTCTATCTTTTAAACTTAAACCCGGTAGCCGCCACTATCTCAGGAGTTTCAAAAACCATAAACCTAATCGCTCAATATGATATCTTTAAAGCTTTAAATCAAGAGTATAAAATTTTGGTATCTAAAGAATTTGCTCAAAAGTTTCCATTTTTGTATACTCCTTTTGAAACAACTACAATATTCAGTAAGCTTCCTGAAGAGGTTAAAAGCTTGTTTAAAACTTTTGTTCCTCAGGGGAATATTTACCTACATAAGGATGCCTTTGAGGTAATCAAGGATGTAATTCAGTTTACCCATTCTTTTCCTAATGCTTTAGAGAATATTTTATCTTTAATAAGGACCTTGCATCTTCCTTTCAAGTTGGCTCATGTATTATTTAACTCTGCCGTTATGGTAAGAAACATTATAGGAAATATGGTTGCTGCTTCTTTAGGAGCTGATTGTTCCTATGTTAACGGCATGAAAGCTTTATGGTCTGGAATTAAAAGCATTCTCTCCAAGGATAAATACTATCAAGAGTTAACATCTTCTGGGTATATAAGAAATGTAGCGGCGTTTTTCCAAGAGATACCTTCTTACAGGTTAGAGGGTAAAACATCTACCCAAAAAGCGGTTAACTTCATTATAAATACTTTTGACTTATGGAGCAAAGGAAAAGTTATCAATTTTCTATCTTTTCTTAATGCTTTGTTTGATGATGCAGTTAGAGTTGGGTTATATAAGTATTACTTGGAGAATGGAGTTTATAAGAACGGAGAAAGGGTAAAACTTTCTAAGCAGGATTATTTAGAGAGAGCGAGGATGTATTCCTTCGATTATCTGGATATTCCTAAAGGAATTACTGTTTTAAGGGATACAATAATGCCCTTTGCCTCCTTCCCTTATTTAAGTTTAAAGATGGCAATAAACTCTTTTAAAGAGCGGCCGATAAAAACTGCGATGTTTTTCTTAACTCCGATTATATTAGCTGAGCTTTTAGAAAAGAAAGGTTACTCTCTTAAATGGGAAAACTTAAGCATTTTAGGAGATACTGTAGGATCTTTTGACCTAATTAACCTTCCTATAGGGTTAGGAAGAAGCATTTTGGCTAGTCCCCTTACGTCAATCTTGGCTTTCACTGTAATGGGAAAGGATGTTTGGAGCGGTAAGCAATACTTTGATAGAAACAAGCTTATTTATGGTCTAAAAAGTGAAAAGCACGAAGAACTCAAAAACTTTTTAACTGGTCTTTCTAACCTCTTAACCTCCCTATATCTTCCTGATATTTACAGAGATCTCATTTACACATCAGTTTACTTCTTAAGCAACCTAGATGTTAACACCTTAGATGCCTTTCTCAATCCTACAATCATGTTAAAACGAGTTCTAGGACTTCAAAGACCAGAATATCACGATCCCATCCTTTTAAGAATTCTTTCCTATGCTGGAATTAATATTAACAAGATTGATTACGATCAACTACGGTTGGAAATTTTAGGGAACATCAAAAAGAAAATGGGAGAAATAAGAAGTAAGGAGATCAGTTTGAAAATGCTATCTCAAGGAAAAACGATGCTTCCACTTATAACCTCTACACATGAGCTATCTAAATATATCACAAAATCCATAGATACTATTCAAAGAAATGTAGATGAGATCCAAGAGCTAATCTCCTACCTAGAAAACGAAGAAACATTAAGAGACTTTTTACACTTAGCTGAGCCCTCTTGGGTAAAACTCTTCCGTTCAGTAATAAGAAGAACTTTAGACCTGGGAGACTACCATAACCGGTTGAATGAGTTATTTAGGAGGTTAAAGCTGCAATAATGTTTTCTACAAAAGCATTATTTTGGATCGGTTATTCGAAAACATCTTTAAGTAAGAATTTTGACTTATTAATGTTAGCTAAAAGAAAGCCTTTTTATTTAAACCCCTTTACTGGTATTTGGAAGTTCGGGAGTAAAAGGTTAGCGCAGGCTAAATCTTTTTTAGTATCTTACAAGGATGAGCTTTTAGACTTTAATTCCTTATATGTTTGTACAAAGCAGGCTATAGATAAAATAGGTTTAGTTTCTTGGTAT